ATTCTGACCTCTCATGTTCTGTAAGAGTCTGCCAGGGTGCATATTACTTAATCTAATTTTAGCATTTCTTAGTAAAGATGATTTATCTTTTCTTGCTCTATTAACTACGTATTCTTGAACTGATAGTCTACCATTTAAAATTGAATATTTTACATAAGCGTAAATATACTCTTCAAACAATTTATTTAATTGAACATTAGCATCCACACCACCTTCCATACCGTCAGAAACATATTCTAAAACTACAGAGGCAGCATTAGAAATATTGCTAAAGTTAATAACTCCAGACTGTTTATCAATAGTAAACGTAGGATTCGCATTAGCTGTTTCAGTATTTAATCCAAAGCGAGCGCCTACAGAATAGTCAAAGTACCAGTTGCCATCACAACAGTAACCCTCTGAACCATCAAACGAATTACCTGCGTTTAAATAAATACTTTTTGCAGTACCTCTAATTCTTTCTAAATCAAGTTCTGAATTTTGAGGTTTTAAAACATTTCCATCTTGATCAAATAATATATTTGCATCTTGATCTTGAAGATAAGCTGATGACCAATTGGTTTGAATATTTTCCGTTAAAGGTTTTAAAACTCCATTTTCATTTACAGAAATTCTTACCCAATTTACATAATCTTGAGGAAGTATAAAGCGAAGTTGTAACGTAACATCTAATTGAAGGATTTTTATTTCCTTCATAGCATCGTAGTTTAATTCTTGAATACCTCTTTTCGCATGAAATAATATTTGATAACGTTCAATGTTATTTATTAATTCATGGTTTCCTTGATACATTAACATAAAATTATTAACTATGTCTGCCAAAGATATATATTGATATGACCCCCAGTTTGAATCTGTTGGAGTTGTTCCTGAGTTTTGGTAATATGCGTAATCGTTTATATATGCCATCTATCCTTGTGTTTGTTGTTCTGATTGTAATTCGGCTACTCCAAATTGATATACATCTGACTCTCTAATTTCTACTCCTACGTACTTACATATTTTTGCTATTAATGCAGGCTCATCAGATAAAGGTAACTCAAAATCTTGGTAATCATCTTGCGAAGCATTAAACACAGGTTCCCCTGCTGTTATTTCAATATAAGTCCATTTAGGGTCACGAGGATACCTTACGTACTGAGCCATTATTGTTCCAGGTGTTGTCAATGTATCTGGGTATACGTTTATTATGTTTCCGGAAATTGTTGCGGTAGCGTTACCTAAAACATACGCAGGATAACCTGTGGATGGGGATGTAAGTGGCGAAGAATTTAAATAAAATATTTTACTTTGATTTACTCTTTCTACCTCTACAATACCTTTATTATTTACAATTGTGTAGCTATCCCCGATTGTTTGTGCTACTCCAAATATATCAACAGACAAAGTTAGTTGAGTGTCAGTATCAACGCTAACAACATAGGCTGTTTGACCAGCGGTTGTACTTGTAGTGGACGTAGACGAAACAAGTTGTCCAGCTGTTACAGTAGTTGTAAAAGTGGCTGTAGTGTCCGTTAAAGTTAATGCTCCTGCTGCCGTTGTTGTTCCTGAAGTACTTACCGTAGGGTAATAATTAATCTTATTAATTAAGTAATAATTAGAAGGTAAATTAAATAAATTTATTCCAGGTGATGTTAAAGTTTGAGTCGCTGAAAAACTGTCTATTACTTCTACTAAACCCTTAGTAAGATCAGCATATCCGCTTCCAGAAACTCTTTGATTTTCTTTTGACAATTGGTCATTGTACGCGTAAAAATAGTCTTCAAAAATAGACATCTGAGCCTGTTGGCAATACAAATTAAAATCTTGTGGTGATATATATCCGTAGTTGTTTTTATTGACTATCGCTAATACGGTATTTCGTACTTCGTTTATTGGCATAATTAATTCTTTTTACAAAGATAGCAAAAAAAAAGAGGCTACTTTTTTTTGTAGCCCCTTGTTTATTAAAGTGTAATAATACTACTGTATTCTTAAAATAAAGTAATCTCTACCACCTAACCACGATATATTCGTAACATTAGCGGCAGGGTTTAAAAGACCTGAAAAATCTGTTGATACTTGATACCATTCTGTTTCTAAAGAAGAAACCATAGCGTCCTGTATAGCTCCTCTCATATCTGCGTTAGCACCTATAGTAGACGAATATGCATAATCAATTCTACCTACATCTGTTCCAGCTGTATCGTATGTAATATTAACAATAGCTGATGATGTTGAACTATTTGAAACATCAGCAACATTAGCCGACCTTACCATTCTATCAAAATCATTAGCTCCTTCTTTGTACACAAGATAATTGTCATTGTTTACAAAAATATCATCTGCTACACCAAGTTGGTTTTTAGACACAGAAGTAACCGTAGTTACAGCCGACCCTGTAATATCTCTAACGTAATCCCCTACACTAACACTAGCTGAAATGAAATTAACACTACTGTCTACTAAGTATTTAGCAGCAGTTGATGTAGCTGTTCCGTATTGTAAAACTGTGTATTCTGGCATATAGATAAAATAACCTACAGCATCTGGAACACCTGTTCCTTGATCGGCCAATACACCGACAGCAAGTAAAGTTAATACAGTATCAGATGTTACCTCTGTTACTAAATATTTTTGTCCTCCAACTGATGCTCCAGTTGTTCTGTCCCAAACAATTGCGTTTACTAAAACATCTTGTGTAAAAGTAGCCGCAGAATCAGTTAATGTTGAACCAGCCGACCCATCTGATGTTGATGTTCCTGTTTTAACAACATCAAGTTGTTTAAAGTTTATAAATTTTTCCATTGTTTGAATCATTATGCTATTGCTATTGCACTTAGCGGATTAATAATAACTAATTTTGTTGCTGGCGGTATAATTGCAGGCACAATCGCTCCATGAGGAATGTGTTGTTCAACTACATTTGTCCATCCAGTTCCTAACGCATCTTTAACTGATGTTTGAACTGATTCCAATAAAATTGGAGATGCTGTTGCTACAGGATAAGTTAATGTTACTGTTTTTCCACCTAAATAATGCAATACAACGGTTGTTGTTGATGCTTGCCCAATATGTCTTAAACCTGAAATAGATACAAGTTGAAATTGACTATTAGTCCCATTACCATCTAAAACTGGGATACTTAAAAATTTTTCCATAATAATAATAATTTATGAGTTAATAAAAATGTTATGCAATACTAATGTCAGATACTGCGAATTGAGGGAACACCCCTTTACTTACGTGGGTCCATGAAGTTGCTAAAGCATCTTGCACTTCTCTTTGTATAAATTGTCTAAACTGAGTTGCAGAATTTGTTCCTGAAGCTGCCCCTACGGTTGCGTGAGTAATTGTTACTACATCGCCACTTGCGTAAGTTAAAGTTGTTGAAGTAACTGAAGCCGCCTCAACAAGTTTTAAATTGTTACAAGGAACCAATTGAACCCCTTGACCAGTTACCGGTATACTTAAAAATTTGTCCATAATAATAATATAATTTATGAGTTAGTAAAGTACAAATATAGCAAAAAAAAAGCCACCGTTTTAGGGTAGCTAATTTTCAGTTAGTTGAAATTATTTATTTTAACTTGTTTTTTAAAAGTTTATATACTTCTAAACCATCATCACTTTGCATGAAAGATGAAACAATAAAATAAGGATCTTCTCCAAACGGTATTGTCAACATTTTTTTCTTGTTGTTAGGTAGGTTGTAGTAAACGTCTTTACCGTTATTTCTAAAACCTAATAATGTAGCACTAAAAAATTGATGAACATCATCCATAAGTTCTAGCATTGGGTCGTTAATTGTATCTAAAAAATCTTCAGGATTATGTTTAGCATAAACCAATAAGTCTCTTTTTAATTCTGGCGAAGTCATTGATTCAACTCCATTACCCATTAATACACGACATACTTGAGTTAATTTTTTAATGTCTTTTGTAATTTGTTTTGCTGCAATTTGAGCCTCTAGCTCCATTTCAACATGTTCTAATTCAGCTGTAGCGTCACGCTCTCTGTTTACTTCTTCAAATACCTTACCATTACTTGGGTGTAAATGTAAAAACTTTTGCAACACTTGATTTTCTTTACCAACTGATAACATTCCATCCTCAAAAACAATAGGTTCTAAAATAGCATTTCCATCTTGCTCATCTTCAAAAGGTGACTTCTGATTACGAGAATATCTTAATGGTCTATTTAATCCTTGCTCTTCATCAAAATGTAATAAAGGTGATCTCTGTGTGTGTCGAGATGCTAACATGTATGATAAAGGCGCTCTGTCGCCTCTTAAACGATAAGCTTTTGCTGAGTACACTGGTTTTTTTGTTGTCATTATAATATAATTTAATTTGATTTATAAAAAAAAATAATTACCCTCGCTACTAGAACGAGGGTAGTTATTACTTAAATTCTTAAGCTTTTTGGAATAAGAAGAAGTTGTTTGCACCTAAAGTACATACAGCTCTTTCAGACAAGAAATTTACCTCCATTGCATCTAAATCGCTTGTTCTTGCACCACCAGCAGAACCAGTAATCCAAGACTTGTAACGTCTGTCTTCAGTTTCTGAAGCTCTATAACGAACATGTAAAAATGGTCTCTTAGCGTTCTTACCTAAGACTTGGTCATAAACAGTTGTTGATCCAGCTGGAACTAAAAGTCCGTTTACTGCACCTGCATTTATACCGCCTCTCATAGTAGGATCGTTTAAGTACTTCCAGTCTGTCTTATAGAAGTCATAACCTCTACGGAATCCTGAAAAACCTAAGTTTAAAGCCATGTCCTTATCATTGTCAAATAAACCATAAGAAGTACCACCTGCTCCATAAGAGTTTTGTGATGCTAACATATCGTCAATATCGAATGAAAATTGTCTGTCTACAAAAATAACATTTTCTTCAATAGAACCTTGCTTATCAAGTCTCTGAATAATGTTATCAAATTGAGCTAAAGTTGTTGGGTTTCCCCCACCATATACATTACCTCTATTTCCTACTACGTAGAAAATTCCTTCTGAACCAGATAAGTTTACACCACTAAGTCCAGCACCTACACCTTGCAAGTAATCTCCTGCACCAGAACCAGCATCAGCAGGAACTGCTTCAATCATAGCTGTCTCTAAATAATCTTCAAAACGAAGTCTTGTATCGTGTTCAGATTTTAAGTACCATAAAAATCCAGATGCACCATTTTCAGATGTAACTTCAATCCATCCAATTTGAGCCATGTCAGAACCAGAAACAGAATACTTGTCTTTGATAATGATTGGTTTGTTTTGGAAAATAAAATCATCAGACTCATTAGATCCAACCATTCCGTTTACACCTTTTGCAAATTCAGAACCATAGATAAAAATATCACATGATACACCTGCCGCCATTGTTTGACCTGCACCTTCGTAGTAAGCGATTGTTACAACATTAGGAGCAGCTGCCGTTGGAGCTACAGTAATAATACCTTTGTTCTGTAATGTAGAACCAGCAGTATTATCTGAAACCATAACCGTTTGACCTGCTCTAAAAGCTGCTTGCGTATTATTTAACGCTGGGTTAAAGTTTGTTAGGTTATTTGGAATAGTCCAAACAGCCGAATCAACACCTGCCGCACCAGCAGAAGTAACTGCCTGATATTTAGTGTGTAATCTTCCTTGTTCTGCCCATTTGATAAGGTCAGAATTAGAAGGCATTTCAGCGCCAACCATTCTTAAAAATGATGCTACTGATCTGTTTCCATAACGCTCAAATTCTTTTTCATAAGTATCTGGAAGATACTGATTTAAGAAATCAAAGTTGTTTATGTAATTTGTTGATAAAGGAGTTTGCTGCGCACTTGGCTGCAAGTCAAATCCTGGAGTTACATTTACTGCCATAATTTTAATTTTTTTTAATGTTTAACTTTTTTTAATACTTCTAATTTTGAGTCCTCGTCCGTTATCATTACTTGGATTTACAGGCCTTATAGATATACCATTTTTGGATACCGTTTGTGATTGCTGTCTAACATCCATATTGATGTTTTTAGATTTCCTGTTAGAGTTATCTAAAGCTGAAGCAACCCCCTGGTCGTAAAAGTGTTTAGCAAATTTATCAGGATTCATAGCAACCGATAAGGCTTTATGGTATCCTGTCGCGTCATCAATTAAACCATCCTTGTCCATGAATTTGTTAATGAAATTATTAACATCAGATTGAACATTTTTAAGCTCGCTTGCATCGCCCGACTTAAAAGTAATATTTTTTTCACCAACTGAGAAATCAAAACCTTTGAATTCATTGTTAAAAACCGACTCGGTTTTGTCTAAGAAATAATCATACCTTTTAGAATTTTGCTCTGTAATACTTTTCGATTCCTCGATTGACTTTTTGTAAGCTATTAAATTTTCTTCTTGATCTCCAGATAATCCATTCCCACTTGACTCAAGAGGAATTTTGTATTTATCTTTTTGTTCATTTAAAAACGTCTTAGCTTTCGCAAGTTCTCTTTTTTTCGCTAATTTTACTTTTCTAACATCCTTTTCATCATCTAAATCTTCATCATATGAAAATTTATCTTCAATAATGTCTTGGATATCTTCCGAGTCTAAACCTTCTTCAGTCGCCTCGTAATAATTAGCAAGCACAGCATTGTCTTCCATGTTATCAATGTCTTTTTGTAATTCGTAAAAGTCATTAATACCACGACCAGTTTCCTGCTTGTACTTTAAATACTTAGACACATCTTCTGGTAACTCAGTATTTGCCTCTTTTTCCGCAAATAATTCGTCAATAGAATTAATGTCTTTATCGTATCTTTTCTTTATATATGAAATAACATCATCATCATTAAATTCTGGCGATGCTGTTTCATCTTTTTTAATTTCATCTGTTTTACCCTCGTCAACTATTGTTTCTGTGGTAGATGAATTTTCTTTGTTCCTAAAATCAATACGTTCAATTCCGTCTGAAGAATCTTTATACTGCTCTTCATGTTCTTTTAATAAAGTTTCCTCTACCTGCGCTCTTGATTTCTCTTCGACATTTACGTCAACTGCTTTTACTATCATTTGATTTGATTTTTAAGTTTATTATTACATGTTTTTATTATGTCATCCTTATTTTAACATTATTATTGTCTCTGTATAATCCACCAATCGGCACACCACCAGCAGCGGCAGTTGTGTCGTTTGCAAAACTTGAACTACTTTGTAATGCCGGTAAAACAGTAATACCATTCTTTAATATAGAAAATGCTGTGCTTTTAGAGGCGTCTGTATCTCCGTTACCTATAGTAAACAACCTATCTGTTGCAACCCAAGAACCAGGAGTCGGAGTGGTAGCTGCGTCTGACGCAAATGTACCCATTATAGTCTCCTTGTAAGCTTGACTCGTTAATCCCTCACCAATAGTTATTGAACCAAGAGTTGCTGAAGTATTATCTTTACCAATTGCTATAGAAATATTTCCACTTGCTGTTGTGTCTTGTCCCATTGCTGTAGAATAATCTCCAGTTGCGTTTGTGTCTCTTCCCATTGCTGTAGAATAAGATCCATCTGCTGTTGTGTTTCTTCCCATTGCTGTAGACCAAGATCCACTAGCCACTGATCCGCTACCCATTGCTGTAGAGAAAGGAGATGTTGCTTCTGTAAACCATCCAAAAGCTGTAGAACCTTGAGAAGTCGCTTGTGTTGTATTTCCAGCAGCAAAAGAATAAGAAGAAGTCGCTTGTGTTGACTTACCTAAAGCAGTAGAACCTAATCCACTTGCAGTGCTACTTTCTCCCATTGCCGTAGAATAATTACCACTTGCTGTAGTAGAATAACCTAGAGCTACAGATACACTACCAGTTGATGCGTTTGCAGACCCTATAGCTATTGAAGCTTCGCCATCCGCAGTCATAGACCCTGTCGCACCTATTATAACTGAGTCATTTCCAACGCCTTTCTTTATAGGTCCATCGGTTAGTGTTGTAGAAGACCCAGAGCCTGACCACACAGAAAGTGTTCCTCCTGTGCCTGTTCCAACACTAGGGGATGGAATATTTAAAACCCCACTTACTAAAGTAGATAATCCTGATCCTGTTGTCGTTAGACTTGTAAAAGGAATTACCGGTGTAGGTATATTTAACACACCAACAATCAAAGTAGCTGCCGAGCCTGAAGACCCTGTTGTTGTTAAGCTAGTGACGGAGCCACCTCCCACACTGTCTTCAATGTCCTGCATTGTAAAGACTTCTCTGTCTGAGTTTGCTTGAGCCGATCCTTTATTCGTAGTGTCTACGTGTGCTGAAACTGTATGAAATTTTTGTCCTGCTGGTATAGTTGCCATTTTTATTATTTTTTACAAAGTTAATATTTATTTTATTATTTATCTAGGGTCAAATTCCGCAAGATCAAAACCATCAAGACTATCTTCATTAGACTCAAAGTTTATTGAAGGCAAATCTCTTTTTTTCTGCTCAATCATTTTTGAAGTCTGTGTTGACTGTTGATTAATTCTATTACTCTTAGCGTTTTCCCTATTGTCTTCTCTAGACTGAATACTTTCTTGTTCTACTCCTTTTAATGACATCTGCATTTCAAATTCAGTCTGCATTAACTGTTGTTTTAATTGAGCTTCCATCTGTAATTTCTGAATATCAAAAGCAACCTCTGCTTCTTTTACAGCAATCTTAGACTGTGTTTCTGCCTGATTTGTTTGCATAGCTAACTGAGCAGCAGCCTGTTGAGCTTGCATTTGCATTTGCGCTTGCATTTGCTGTTGCTGCATTTGCTGTTGTTGTTCAGCTTTTTGTTTAGCCTTTCTTTTTACTTTAAGTAATTGATTAGCCATTTTTAAATTAGCAATCTCCCTTATATCAATAGCATCTTCAAGATTAATATCTTGCTTTGAAAGAGCCATCTGTATGTTTTGCTCTAGCATAGCCTTTTCCTCTTCATCCGGAGCCATCTCTATAAAAATTCCAAAGTCATAAAGATATAATTCTTTAATATCTTCGAGTATACCTAAATTGTATTTACCTATCTGCATTGCAAACTCATCTTTAAAATCTGCGTATTCTAAAATATCAGCAGTTCTAATAGATAAACATTCAGCTAGAGTTCTAGTAATATATAAACTTGCATTTAAAATATGCCTAGTAGCTACGTTAGAATTTAATGCCGCTA